GATGCGCGCGCGTTCTTTTTTCGATTTTTTATTTCTTTTGTATGTACCACTTACATAATTCGGAGATTACAAGTCTCACAAAAATTCATCTCATTTAATTGGGTAATTATTTGTTGGCAATCTTTTTTGCCGCACGGCTTTAATAATTGTTCCCCGCGCAAATACGCAAGCACTTCTTCCTGCACTGTCGGCAGCGCAAACTGCGCATTACCGGGCGAGGGGATTCCTTTTTGATTACGAATGAAATCCCAAACTGCATAAAGAATAAACTGATTTACAGATATTCCTTCTTTATTTGCAGCTTCTACTATTCGATTCTTTTCATCACCCTTTAGACGGAGAGTTATTCCTGTCCATCTATTTGTGTATTTTGTTTTACTGGCCTTACGCCCCATCGCGCTCAACCAACGCCTGGATGTAGGCGGTGAGCGTCAAGTCAACAGCAGATGATTGGTCTATTAGTTTCTGCTTAAATTCTTTTGTGACCCTGAGAGTAAGCGTCACTACTGGCTTATCAGGGATGACAACTGGCCGGCCTGGGTTTCGTTTCATACCCAGGAATTTAGTTCAGTACTAAGTTCCTCATTGCAACTACCACAAGAGTGATTATCAGAATTTTATTGAGAAATGAAATACGGGAATAAGAAATATTCCAAATAAATATTGACGAAATGATAACAAACAATAATTGCCAAATAGAAAAACCAAACATTTATTCCTCAATCCGAAGAGGGACTTTATATTTCTCCCCTTCTATTTCTATAATTACTTTTTCATATACCCGGATGAAGTGTTCCCTATCTCCGTTGGTATGCATCCCTGCGGCAGCTGCACCCAGCTTGCGCACAGTCTGTATGAGAGGCTCCTGTAGCTCCTGCTGGTTCATCACACCTGCGTTAGCGTCTTCCATTATCCGTTGGAATTTACCCCAAGCAATAATGGGTTCATCTGATTCCCCAATTTTTGTACGCCTATTAATTGTGGAACGTCTTATCTCTCCGGCCTTAGGCATAAAGGTAGAAGTAGTAGCAAGGATGAGGAAAGCTTCCTTGCAGTCTGCGTAGCTCAGGTCATGGAGTAAGTCGTACCAGGACTTATAGATGAGCTGTACGCGGCTCTTGTCATCCATTGGAAGCTCTTGGTTATACGTGGCGAAGACCTGGTCTACAAGGTTAGCTAATTCAGCTTTATCCATTATTAATCCATTCATCGCGCGCGTTTGTATCTGTCGACTTGTCGTAGCGCTCTAAGAACATCTCGACATGCTCAGCGTCTCTGAAGATTAAGTCTATCCCGTTGTAGGTCTTGCCGGCTTTGTTCTGTCCCATATGGAAGGCTGACGCCGCGCAACCCAGGATTGCGTGCCTGCATGCCTCCAGGCCGTAGGTGTAGATTGCCCAGCCTATTGCGTTCTCTCTGTTGACGTCCATGCTCACTCGAGACTTGTTGAACGTAAGTTTCCAAAAGTCGAATACTTCTTGCTTTTGAGCTTTTGGTATTTCTTTAGCTGCAGCAGTTCGTGACTTGTTGTGTTCTGATGGACCGCGCTTCCCCATGCCCCAATACTATCGGTCTCTTCCGCCACCGTCAATAGTGAAAACAAAAAAGTAAGTACCAAAAATGGGAAAAACGGTTTTTGTTTTTTCAGCCTTACGAAAAGATTAATTTCGTAAACTAGTACAAGACTAACTACGTAAATAAAGAAACGTAGTAAGTACTATTAAGAAGCCCCCTTTGGAAAGGGGGTCTGGGGGAAAACCTTTGATTTTGTACCAACTTATCGCGGGCGTCGTCCATCAGACTTTCCGTTTTTGGAAAGTGTTTTTGGGCGTGTAGATTTCAGCGATTGTGACGTCACATTGATACCTAGACCTATTGGGCTAGATGAGTTGACAAGCTAGCAGGGTCATCCACCACCGTCAAGCTATTGGACGGGTTTTTTTGGAAAACTTTTATTTTTTCCGGAAGCTCGAGCCGGCAGCAATTAACAAACAAATATTGACACTTCTGAATAAAAGAAAGTGGTATGGTAGCGGGGCTCCGTTCGGTATAAGTTCCCCAACCGCCGAAGGAGTCGGCCCGGGGTTGAGTCTCCGTTGTGGTAGGTGGTGTTGATTCCCCCGGGCCATCTTTTACTTGAACTTGCCGGCCTCGCTTGAGCCCCAGCCCCAGCGGCTGATGTGCATCTGCTGGTAGAACGCGTCGCGCTTAGCCTTGGTGTAGCCAAACTTGGGGCCGGCATCATATGCCCACTTTTTTCTGTTTTCTTTCAATTTTGCCATCTCAGGCCAGAGCTCGTTTTGGATGTCGTATTTATTTTCTTTTTTTGCATCCATTGCCGGCCGCAGCGTCACGTCACGTGTCATGTCTACAAACTTAGAGTTGATGCGCGCAAGCTCCTGTCGATTAGCGCGCTCGTGATTATTTATGTTTTTCTGGTACCGCCGCCAGATTCTCTTCTTCTCCAGAAACCTGGAGTCGAGGGCCCAGATGGCCAGGAACAAAATGTGTAAAAAAAGAAGTTTAAAACTCACTGTCTTCCTCCTCAGGGAGCTGAATGCAATTGTAAGCAATTCCTAAATTTTCGAATATTTTGTTAGCTGCAGCACCGGATGCGCCAATCTTGGTGACCAGCTCGCCCAGGTAATCAGGTTTCTTGTTCTCTACAGAATTCTCCATTTTGTAGAGCATCTGGTCCTGGTCATCCAGAATCGAATTTCTTTCGAATTCTGCGCGCTGCTCGAGGGCGTCTTCTTCTTCAGGGTTATCGATTTGCATAATACTCCTCCATGGCTGACGTGTCGCCATTATAGTACTCATGCATAGCTTTATTGGCACTCTTCTCGCTTCGAGCTTTTTCTTTCTTATCTCGTTTTTTGTTAGCGCGGCGCGCACCAGCTTTATAGATGATTGTGCCTAACACAATGCCCATGTCTATCTCCTTCATCCACCACCGTCATGTAAACGGAGGTTTGTCTAATAGTTATTTTTTCTTGCTTAGTAATCGATTAGTGGTAATCCGAACCAGTCGCGCTCGAGCATCATGCCGATTGCGGAGTAGCCGACGATATCAGTATACGTGTCGGTTATCGATTCGTTCTCTGGATTGTTTTTTGTTTTTTGTAGATTGATTAATCGAGCCAGCTTGTCGTGCGTGCGGACTAGTAGTCCATAGCGCCCGAACCTTGAGATGTTCTCATGACCGTAGTCCTTTTGCTTTTTGATTAATGTCTCAAGGATTGAGTCACGTATCATCCAGCTATCAAACTCAGCTGACGCGGAGGTCATTGATTTTTTTAGATTTTCTGGGTGCGCGCGGCCGGCTGCCAGGTCTTCAGATATTGCTAAAAAATTGCCATTTTTGATTCCCGCAGCCGCAGCTAGACATCCGAGCTGACGCCACTCATCAACCCAATAAGGACCATCAGAAGTAAAGAACTTAAAGTTATTGAGCATCCCATCGAAGTGAGACGACAAAAATTTCTGAGATTCTCGAGATACCTGGCCGGCGGCATAGATAACTTTTTCTTCATTTTTTCGCATTTCTTGAAAAATGCTCTCGAGGCCATCCAGGTGATTAATAATCTTCTCGAGCGAGTTATCGTTAAAAATTTCACAAACCACAACCTTGGCAGCCTCCTGCCACCAACGTGGTCCATCGTTGCCCAGCTCATCCACCACCGTCAACATTATTCTCCACCTTTTAGTAGTTCGTCCCAGTCCCTGGGAGGTGCGTGCTTGATTTGCACTCTAACCTCTTCAACCATTTTTTCCAACTCCGAAATCCAGACTTGGTCAGCGATAACGCTGCCGAGCCCCGCTCTCTCCCCTACGTTGTCAGCTCTCTGGATTCTCTCTTCAATGTACTCACGAGCGAATGCTGCGGTTAATGAATTTTCTTTAGAATTCCTAAAAATAACCGGACCGTCTTCTCCGTCCAGCGCCGACCTTGGCACGTGTACACCAGTCACGGCGACATTATTATCGGTAATAACGAAGATGATGTTATGGACCTCTCCGTCGGTTTCTTTGATTTTTTCCATGACCTCATCTATGAGCTCTGGGTCCATGTTCTCTTTTTTCAGCATTTCTTCAAATGCATTGCTGCCTTTTACTGACTGGTATTTATTCTTCTTTTCTTCCATGTTGATAATTTACTCAGCTTTCCGAGATGGCGCTTGTGTTGTTATTTTCTATTTCTTTTATTAATTCAATAACGTTCTGGGCCGGCATCAAATTTACGATTTTTTCAGAAATCTGCTCGAGCGCAGCGGCAGCTCCATATCTGAGCTTTGCCGATTCGGCGAGACGCATTGCCAGAACAAGCTTGGTTTTCTCTTCTTTTTCAATTAATAGATAGTCCTGCATTTCCGCCCCAGTTCTTGAATCTCACTCCCAGCCAGAGGAGCACGACTTCGCCTGGCCAGGAGCGAGAAATCTTTAAAAAATCAGTTTTTCTCTACGCCCGCAACCGGATGCTCGTGCGGGAAACCAGTACCTATCCAGAGTTGCGTCTGGACGGCTGAAAGAACTTGGTTAAATTTAACCAAATTGTGGATGTCATCTATAAAGGTATCGCGCGCCCAATCAATAAGTTCTTGGTCTGAGATGTCCTCTTTACCCACATCTCTGAATTCGGCGAGGTTCTCCTCACTGAACTCAAAGCTGATACTTGCCATAACGCTTCTAGTCATAGGTCTTCCTCCACGGTAAGAAACCGCCAATAAACGCCAAATGACAGATGGTCATCTGGGTCCCCATAACTCTATCTACTGGCTCATAAAATGTCAACCTATAAAATAAAGATATTTGTACCTCTTATGGGGGAAGTCTGCCGGGCGAACATATGTTCGTCTATTGTTATCGGCATGGACAACAACACACGATTCAGCACTTACACCCAAGCCCTTCGCCAGTACACGGAACGAGAATTGAATTCCCAGATTCCCGCTGCGCATGTTGAAAAATTTGAAGAAAATGAAATTTCTCTTGGTGCATGGACCGGGTACATCAGACAGCGTTATCGTAAAAATCAATTGTCAGAAGACCGCATTGCAAAAATCCAAGAAATCCCACATTGGCAGTGGGGTCCATTCAAGCCGGGTCCAGCAACAGACATTAATAGAAATCTAGAAATCCATAAAATGAGAGATGCCGGCAAGTCCCTTCGTGAGATTGCAGATGTTTTTGATTTGAGCCGGCAGCGGGTCCATCAAATAATTAAAAAAAATGAAGAAATCTAAAGAGAGCTCTCCAGCTGGCAGAGTCATCCACCACCGTCAACTTAACGAAAGGTTTTTTTATGAGACCACATCCTCATGACATATCACTGAAAAGGGAATTAAATCAATTTTCTAAATATTCTTCTCTCGCTGGCAGCTCTCAGAAAAAGGCCCCGCGCAAATCCGTTTTAGGCGGGGCTCTTTTGGGCTTTGTGGCAATTTCTGTGATTTATTCACTTCTACTGCTCGGCGTGACCAGAGTGTTGCGTGACGCTGGAGTCATTGCATGGTCGCTCTCGTTCGTCCAGTCGCTCTGCGTGTCTGCCATAGTCGTTCTCGTACGCACGATAGAGAGAGCCATGAACGCCGTGTCTCAACAGTCTGCGAGCAACAGAGAGCCGTAGAGAGTTATCTATTGGAGATACAACTGGTACACGCTGTATCACCAACTGTGAGAGCGTGAGCGTGTGTGAGTGAGTATGTAGTGTGATTCCCAATAGGGTCACGAATAGTACATAATAGATAACTTCATAGTTCATAGTTTTCGCTTTCGGTAGTTATCTATTAGTAGAACACTGGCATAACAATAATTGGTGTCTGCTCGCCAACCCATGCGCCTGTGCAGTTGTAACTAATGTATTCCTCTGCTTCCTCATCAGTCATACCGTCACGAAGCATGCACACGTCCATCATTTTTCGCCAACAATAAACTGCCAATAAAGGCTCATTTATTCTTTGAGAGAATCCGATTAGTGCTTCATCAAATCCGTCCATGAGTAATGCGCTCTCGCCCATTGACTCCAAGTGTTCGTTTATTTGCTCTCGTAGTTCTAGTGCCACTTTTTTCCTTTCAGAAAGTTATCTATTGGTAGTTGCTCTGCTTATTTTGCTGGAGAGAATAATGCAAACGATTCTAATGCGCTCATGAAGTCAATGCCTTCGTTGCACACTATGTTTTCGTAATCCAGTGTTGCTTGCTCTTGGGTGTACTCATTGTTCTCAATATCATCAAGAATCCCTTGCAGTATGTGAATTGCATGTTGCAGACTGTCCTGCAAGTCCTGTAGTGATTCATCAAGTGTTTCGTAGTCGCTCATTTTTTTTCCTTTTCTAGTTATCTATTAGGGGATAGCACACTACCCACCTGAAAGGAGTAAGCCGAACAGGTGGGTAGGTACTTACTCTGCCCACCGAGTAATGGGGGTAACTCGGTGGGCGAGAAGTTATCTATTCAGAGTAGGGGAGTTCTGTGCCGTTAGCCTTTCGCCACACTTCCCTGAACATCGCTGGATACACACTGCGAGCCTTGCCACCGTTCGCCAGTTGCTTCAGTTGCTTTATCGCTTCGTCTGCGTGAGGAACGATAATGTAACGATTCTTGCGAGCGTAGGTCAAACACTGCATGGCGAGAACGCTGTGGAATCCGTCATTGTGTCCACACACTCCCCCGTCAGTTACCCATACGAGAGGTGCATTTTTCTTGGCACGATTCTTTACTCCCCACTCAATAGCAGGGAAGTCAACGCCGTTGCCGTAACCGTAGTCAGGCAACTGCTCAACCATGCGACCCTTGTCTGCAACTATCCACATATTCGTTCCAGTGTTACCTTTATCCGAATACATGGCGATAGTTGCGCCAGGTGCATGTTCCAAGATTTCACCAATTTGTTGTTCAGTGAAAGACATAGAACCACTTGCGTCAAGTATCACCATGCCACCACTTCCACGAACAGTACGGTCAAACACTCGCATAGAAGGGTCTGTCAACATACGGTGCATACGGCGTGGTCTGCGACCCATGTTCGTTGCAATTCGCTTCTTGCCAATGTGACCCTTGCTGTACTTCGGCATTGGGCAACGCTCAATGCGTAGTTCTGTCCAGCGTGGAATACTGGTTGTGGATTCAGTTGGAGTGATTTTGTCAAGGTCAGGTTTTCCCTCTTTGTTTCCAGTTTCGGAAGTACCCTTATTACTGTGGGTAGTTTCGCTCTTGGAGTTATCTATTGGAGAATCACCCTCGCCCGACTGTGGTGAACTTTTTGCTTTTTTCGGTGGTTCAGGTGGTGGTGGGAACATGGCGAGCCTGTCCACCCACTCTGCAATTCTTTCAGTGTGAGAGAATCCAACAGGTGAAAGACCTGAATCATCTGCACGAGTGCTTGCGAGATTCCTGTCTTTATCTGCTTTTTTCATTTCTTTCAGCGCACGTTTTGAGATTTTGAGCAAGATTTCGCCCCACTCTCGGTTGTGCCTGCGAACACCGTTCAGGAATAATTTGTTTCCACCTGTGCCAGCCGTAGCGACTGCCATAGCAACGCAACCTGCCCAGTCTCTTGTAGCACCCATGCGCTCGCCGTCTGCGAGTTCACTTCCGTCTGCAAGGTGAGACATGTCAAACCCTGCTTTGGAACATAGGTAATTGACACGCAATTCCTCTGTGAGTACGAGTGACTGTGCCGAAGCGATTTGCCGAGCAACCCACGAATCCATATCGTTCGCAGGTGAGACTTTGGCGTGCATCATTTCGTGCGCCCGAATAACCCGAGCCTTTTCATCATCATCGGTAGGTGCGTACATGATTCTGTCAAGCACACTGGTCTTTGGTTCGCCTCTAACTGCTCGGCAGTGTTCTACATGCCACTTGCCATGCTCAATGTCGTCACGCCCTAGAAGGGTCGGCTCTGCCTGAGCCGACCCCCTTTCGGAGTTATCTATTGAGGTAGGGAAGGCTTTCCCCACTGTGGTTGAGGTTGGGAGTGAGTGTCGTGACATGGTTATTTCACCATGTCCACTGCAATAGCGTCAAGAATCTGCTTTGCCCTGCGCCCGAAGGTCAACTGGCATGCTCGTTCCATACCGACACTCTTGCGAAGTGTGTCAAGAGCGATGAAGGCTCGGAGTGAGATTCTGTCGTCACCAGCGTCAGCCATGCGAACTGCATAGTCACGAAGGTCAGGTGAAAGACGAAGCAACGCCTGTGGGTGTGGCTTGTCAATACGAATCCGAATTGGGAATCGGTCAGCGAGAGCCGTTGGGAGTTCACCCATTGTCTCAATGTTCGTGGTCATAATTGCCGAGAATCCCTGCAACGGGCGAATCACTTCACCAGTTTCAGGGTGTTCATACGAAGCCGATTCAGGGGAATCAAGCATTGAGAGAAGTGTTGCGAACACATCGCCCGAAGCCTTGTCAACTTCATCAACGATGAGCCGACCACCCTTTACTCCATTTCCCTGCCAAGCCTTTAGAGCCGAGCCATTGAGCCACTGGAATCCACCCTTGCCGTTTGGCATGAATCCACCAGTAACGTCCATGTTGGTCATGTCCTCTGTGCATACCAGTCGGTATGCGCCTGCCTCAACATCGCCAGTCGTTAGACCTGCT